GTCTTCTCTCGCCCCTCGCAGTAGCTTCGTATCTGCAAGAAGCGGTGCTTCGATTTTGTTGCTGATTGCTATTTCCTTATCTGTCTCTACTGTAGCACAATACTTCTTATATGTCAATACTTTTTGGGAATATTTTTAAATCAGCCTTGGTGTAGCAAAGTGATTTTAGTGTACACATTATCTGCATTTTCCTAAACCTCTATATATATTTTTTCTATATAGGACTTTCTATATATTTACTACACATCTACACACATAAAAAAATAAATATAAAAATATATATAATATGTAATAGCATGTCAATATTTTTCAGTAAAAAAGAGTGTAGATAAGCTACACCTTATCTACACTCTAGCTACACTTTTCGATTTTATCTACACTCATTCATAACCGAAAGTTATTGCCCGATTTGTTTTTAAGAACCTTTGAGCATACGTTCTGCGATGTCCTTGTATTCCTGCAAGTGAGAATTTACAGCAGGTCGGAGATATCCTATTCCACCATTAGCGGCATCTATTCTTGATGTACCGAACTCTTGGTCACTATGTTATCGCAAAGGCTTTTTATCCCTTGCTTCTTATGATTTCCCATAAGGTCGGCATATATCACAATCCTATCATTAGGACTTCGGACACTCGTGGGTGGATTATATTTATTCACCACCTATGCTCTACGGTATTCCATAGCCTGTTCGCAATCTATGAAATTACCTCGGAATTAGCATTGATTAAACAGTTCGTCAATTCCTATAAATCCGTTTCGATTATATCTTGCAAATATTGTTTTAGTATCAAGATTGAAAATCTCACACCATTCAGTAAGCGTTCTTGTAGAATTTCCAATAGTTAAATTGATATTAGTCTCTCTGTTCCTGCATTGAGTTTTCATATCAACCCATCTACAATTTAATGGTTCATAATTCTTATCATTGTCTATGCGGTCGATAGTTAAATCATTTTGATAACCATTATTTATTGACCATTCATAGAATGATATAAAATCATTATTCCATTCATCACAAACTTTTATTCCTCTTCCGCCATATCTGTGATAACGAGTATTATGAGCATTGTTACACCTGTCTTTCATTCCTGTCCAAATACTATGTAATCGTGTATCACTCATATTATGAGTATTCCTAGCAAGATTGATTTCGTCCTGCTCTTTTTTGCGGCATCCGCAAGAAATTGTTTTACCTGCTATTAAAGCATCAGAGCGAATGGTTTTGATGTTTCCACAATCACATTTGCAAATGTAATAGGTTTTTCTTGATTGCTTATCATCAATCCCTATTACAGTTAATCTTCCGAACCGTTTCCCTGTTAAATCATTTTTGACTCGTTTCATTTCCTTCACCTCTACAATGTTCCAATTTCATAATATAATTGTACCACTTTCGATGAAAGAAATAAATCAGTTTTAGCTTTTTCCGATTTTGCCCGATTATTCAATACACATTACTGTGTAAGGGCGCACAAGTCTACGCAGCATATTCAACATTCGTTCCCACATAAACTGCCTCTTCCGAGACTGCAACTTTTTTGTCGATTGACCTTTGCAGAGTGCCAGTATCAACTGGTGCCAGTCCCGAGGCATATGTGGTACAAGTATCGCCTATTACAGTCAAGGCTCGTTCGACTGCTAAATCCTTGGCTTTTATAACCTCATCACTATGGTCTTCCACATCAATATTTAATGCCATAATCAACCCCTCTTTCTTTTTCTCTCATCCCTTTTCTTCTGTTTCTGCCATTCATGCCTCTTGTGCTTATCTTTCCAATCCTCATAACTCATTCCATCAAGTTTAGTGGTATTTCTCAATCCTAAATCTGACGCATCAAACTTTGAACCCTTATATATCGGTCGCATATCGCATCGGCAATTCATATTTTCTTCGGGCGGACCCGAGGCGCAAGGATACTCTAACCCATTTGAGAATGGTGCATTATATTCCTGCACTTCGCCGTCAAGGTCTACATGACTGTCACGGGTTCTGTTATCAAGCGTGGCAATCCATATCTTTTTTACAGGCAACCCTAAATCATGTGCACGCTTAATGCTTTCAAGCCTGCCTGCATTTTGCGCCCTGCCCATAAGAGTTCGTGCATTCCTTGTGGCAGAAACTCGGTCCATATCGGTAACTCTCTGTAATCGACTCGCAATTTTCGGTATAGCCTCACCCTGCAACACTCCCTGCGTGATAGCACTTCTGATTTTCTGCTCGTTCCATCTTTTATCTTTAGGAATGTCTACCTTTGCGATAGGGAATATCGGGGTACGTCCTGTGACTAACCCCGATACTGCATCCTCACTTACCAAAGTAAAGTTTGTGTCTATCCTTGCCTGCCTTTCGATTTCATACGTTGCAAAATTGGTATTCTCTGCAAATACTCTCGGAATCCTGCCATTAATGTAATCAGCCGCAATCTTATCTGCATGTACAACTCTTTCAGTCAAGTCTTGCACCATACCTTGTACTTGCTTATTTCGCAGAATGGCTCTGTTGCGCCAATCGATATATTGCTTGTGGGTAATATCCCCTTTTTGTTCTTTTGCACGCATAAGCGCATCAGTCTTTTCAAAATTAGACAAGACTTTGTTACACTTAACCTGCATTTCTTTTAAGGCTTGGGCATATTCTTTTTTTAGCTGTCTTTCGATACTGGCAATTTGTTTATCGGTATATTTTCTGCCTAAATCTGTAGCCATAAAATCATCCCTCTAACTTTTTTAACAGTTTTTCAAGATTGTCCTTTAACGCTTCCTTCTTTTCACTTGACAGGTTCGCCATCTGTGCCTTTATAGACGATAGGGCATTATCAATTTTCTTTACTTTAGACTTACTTGTTTTAGTCTTGGTCTTTTTGGTTTTTTTGGTCTTTTTTGCTTTCTTAGGCTTTGCATAATTAGTATCTTTTTTCATTGCATCTAGTGTGTCCTGCGCTTGTTTCTGATACTTTTCACGTATAGCCTTTTTTTTATCATCGGTTGTGGCATTTTTAAGTTCTTCATTCATGGCTTTTTGGATGTTCTTTTTCTCCATAGTCCATTTCATTTTTCCTGCATCATTAAGACCACCCGATGCTGTACCCTCTATTTTTTCATCATGGTATTTAGAATCATTCTTGATTTCCGTAAGTTTTGCTAATGCCTGCTCTTGATATTTCTTGCGGATTTCGGCTTTCTGTTCTTCGGATGTGGCGGTCTGCAATTCTTGATTCATTTTATCCTGTATGTCTTTTTTCTGAACCGCCCATTCCATCTTTCCTGCTTCATTCAGCCCCGAATTAGAAAGACCAAGCAATGACTCCTTTTTAATTTTAGGTGTCTTTGCCTTTGATGATTTCTTTGAGCCTTTTTTGCCACTTTTTTTACCCTTACTAGCAACTTTACCCTTGCCTTTTTTTCGTCCTTTTAAAAGCCCTTTTTTGCGATATTTCATGTAGTATTCATGGGCTTTTTCTTTATCGTATGCCATAATCAAAGTCCTCCCATGATTTCTTTCAGCTTCTTTATAAGCTCATCCACATCTTCATCATCTGCGCTGTCCTCATCATCTTCTGATTCGGTTTCATCCTCGCCAAACACCTGCGCTTCCACTTCGGCAAACATATCATCTTCGGGTTCCTCAGTTTCTTCAATTCCATCAGTTTCTTCAAAGTCCTCGGTTTCTTCTTCCTCATTAAACCGTTCCATATCGGCTTCATCACGCTCATTCAGCACATCCTCTACTTGGTCGATGTCGCCGAGTAAAGTAAGTACCTTTTCAGTAATATATCTGTCACTCAGATAATCAGCCGCACTCATGATTACGTTTACTTCTTCCTGCGCATTGACAAGAGTTGACCTGCTGAAACTAGGACTGTCATTTATTCCTATAAGCTCAAGCAAATGCTTTAAGAAATCACGTACCTGTGATTCATACATATCGGTCTTTGAGTTAAGTGGCTCATAAGCCGCCCTTATCTGTGTTGCGGTGACTGCGCCTCCTGCAATAGTCGAAACATCAAGCGCCATAGCATCTTCGTACATATCATTTCTGAGCCTTGTAAGTAACGCTTCTCTGCTTGCATAAGGTACATCAAGGGTGTGACTTTCTGCTCTTGCCCCATCTTCCTCCACAACTGCCGCCTTCACAGTTCTCATCCTGTCGAGGAATTTCGCAAGGTCAATATCGTCCATACCGCCTGCATTTTGGATAATCCAATAAATCTGAGATACGTCATCAAGGTCATTTGCAAAACCACTTCTCACAAGGTCATAAGCATCAATATCTTCTCTCAGCCCTGTTAACTCTGATTGTTTGTGGGAGTTAGCCCATAATGGAATAAATGGAAAGCTAGGGTAATTTTCACCATCATAGATTTCCTCACCATCAGCTTCGGTTGCTCTGATTTTCAGAATATACGGTCTTTTTTCATGCAGGATATTTCCCTGTACCTTGCCATCATCAGTTTTGCGATTCCAAATATAATCAGTGTATCCATCAATCTCATACAAGGTCGCTCTTAACGGCTTAGTTCCATCTATCTGCCAAAACCTTATTCCTGCCATTAATGCACCGTTTTCTTCATCGTAAATCGGAACATACTCGCTGAGCTTAAATACTTCTAAGTGATCATAATTCCAAAAGCCGAAAGCTACTCCTTCTATTAATGCCTGTAATCCAAGCTCCTGTAAACGGGTATCAAAATCATCGCCAAGCGCTTCTTCGGTAGAATCCTCATTCCAATTCACTCCGTTTGCAAGCAAATACTGATTCTCCTGTGTGGTAAATCTGAAAAAGAAATTACTGCACAGCTTATGGTTAGCTGAATAATTATCGGGCACGGCCTCACCTGCTATGGTATACAGCAACTTCCTATACTGCATGATAGTTGTGTTTTTCCTTGCATGATAATCCTGTGCAATGACTGCAAATTTATAACACTCGCTTGATTTATGAGTAATAATGGCAGAATAAACGAACTGGGTTAACAGGTTTTGGTCATTCTTAGCTAAAACCTTTTGTAAATCTTGATATGTGACCATCTTTACAAATCTTCTCCTTTCACATCATCATTTAATCCTACATCAATCTTGATGCCTGCTTTTTTATACAATCTTCTCGCAAGACAAGATGCTGAATCGGGTGCATCATCATGTTCCGCATCCTCAGTATAATCATAAATCATATTGATATATTCTGCATCTGTTCCCTCGATAAAAACTACTCGTTCCCATATGGCTTTTAGATAAGTTACAATCTTAATGTGCTTATTCATGTGCTCATCATATGTAACCATTCTAAAACCTATTTTCTTCAAATCTCGTGCCACCATTCCCTTATCAGCATTTTTCTCGTTCCAACATTTGCTTAATGATAACCTCTGATAATCCCGATAAATCATTTGGTAGCAATCCTGCACATTCTTTCGCCAACATTTTCCGTAGATATAAAAAGTTCCATTTATGAAATTCATAGCCGTAAAAGCTGTGTAATCCTCGCCATAAAAAGCTGAATCGATATGGCATATAGCACCACTTATAAAGGCAACATCTGCGTGCATAGGTCTTTCAGTAAAGATTACATCCTCGGATGCGATATGCCTCAACTCATAGTTAGCCGAGAATAAAGATGGCAACATCTGAGATTTCAGCTTTTCTATCTGAGCCTCAGACATAAGCCCTGTCGAATAGCAATCGTATTTTCTAGGTTCGGGCATAAGCGTGAAAGCATCCTCTTTATGCCAAGGTGTACCTGTGTTTATGAATCTACCATTTCGGTTTTTGATATTCTGCAACTCTTGATATGCAAGCTTGGTACGATTTCGCTCTGCGGTAGAGATTCTATCATTGATGTTTACGATATCATCAGTCGCAACTATATCTGCGTGCTTACCTGTGATTGATGTACCTATACCTAGTCCCACAAGCTGACTTGAACCTTTGATATTAGTTACGAGATTTGTGTGAATTTCACTTCCCGTATCTTTTATTAAAACTAAATCCTTGCCATATAGAATATTTACTATAGTTTTAACACATCCCGATTTTAGAATATTGCTAGTTTGTCGGATTACTTCGGTTACATCATTTCCTGTTTTTCTAAAAAATAATACAGTTTCATTAGGCTTTTCGATTATATGTAATGCAAAAAATAAAGATAATGTGGTAGTTTTATAAGAACCTCTGTGACCTTGTATTGTTTGGTCATTATCTTCATACAGAAAAGACCTCAACCACTCGTTATGTAGTGAGGTCAAATCCTTAAAACCAACCCAATGTCCTACTTCTATCGGGTTATCCCATAATAAATTTAATATCTGTTCTTTAGTAATCATCTTATTGAATCACAACAAAATTTTACAAGTAATCATTATTCAACTTCATGCTTTTTACTTTCAAAATATTCATTCATTTCATAAACAGATTTATCATCATTAAAAGTAATTTCCTGCACTTCTTTCTGACCCAACCATTGTTTTCCAAGCCATATAAGCATTGATGCATTACCACCCTCTGCAGATTTCCATTGTGCTCGTCTAAGAGACATTTTTCCACCCGCTTGATGCTCTTTTATATACTCCGAAATAGGCATGCCTTTTTGGTCTTTTGAATTACGATTCAATGTATCATAATCCATTCCCAACACTCCTGCTATTTCCTCGCCAGTACAATGAATAATACACATATAATCAACGCTAGCCCAATCCTTTTGAGTTAAGTTTTTCTTAGGTCTACCCATAATTAAATCTCCTTTATCATATATGCTTCAGAAAATTTAGAGTGTCCTTCTGTTAACATTTTTAGGAAATCATCACGTGAAAAATCAGATAGTCTGAATATTTCCTCGGGTTTCATTCCCAACTGTTTCGATATTTCGGGAACGGTCTTTCCCGAATCCAATAATTCCTTTATAATTTTTTTCATCGGTTCAAGCAAATGTGTTCCACGTGCTCTGTTATGAGTAATTGTACCATAAATATCTTCATCATGGTCTTTGTGGTCAACTATTACGATAGGCACTTTTCCTTGCAACTTAGAATATAAAGGTTCCCTACCCGATACAGTCCATCTGTGAAAACCATCTATTATGGTGTAATCGGGGCGGCATACTATAGGCAATGTCCAACCATTGGTTAATATGGACTGCATAAGAAGTTTTAAATTATCTTCCGTTACTTTATTCGGGTTATAATCATTTGGTTTCAAAAGTGTTCTGTCTACAATCTGAACATTGGCTACAGGTTTTAATAATTCAATCATGTTTTCACCTTTCCAAAAAGTTTTTGAATAATAGCCCTACATTGTCTGCCTTTCGGGTCTCCTGTTAACAATACTTGATAAATCATTTTCCAATCAGAATTGTTAATGTTTATAGCTTTTAAAATATATGGTTTTAGCTTTTTTATAATCTCGGGATGTTCGGGATGTTCACTTCTGATTATGTTCATAGTGAGTTTCTTATAATCTTTTTCTTCTAAACCATCTTCTAATTTGCGCCTGTTTGTAGTAGTTCTTCCAAACATTTCAGTATCCCAATACATAGCACATAAATAAGCGTTAGGTTCACGCTTCATTACTCTTTCCATTAAATCGGGATACATTTCACCAAGACTGACTAATGATTTTGCAGTATCGATTGAAAAAAACTGAGATATACGCAATCTGTTTGTGGGGGTACCTATTCTGTATAGGTTTTCATAAGCATCGGGAATCTCTACATCATACTTTCTTATATAAAGCCAAATATCTTTATCTGTCATATCATATATAGGCATTACTATATCATCAGTACGTTTGTTTGCTATATTTTTCCGTCTCTGTATGCTTTCAGCTACACGTATACCGTGCATAGTGATATAATTAAATGCGTGGGCTTTACGGGCACAGAATGATTGGTAATTATCTTTATATGGTATAAGCCAATCATCGTCTTTAATGGCGAATGAGGGCATTTCTCGAACCCACACATCACGTTTTGCAGGGTCCCAACAAATAAATGTTTCCTCATCCGTCATGGTATTCAAACAGTTAAAATGTTTAACTGGCAAGCAATACCAATCAAAAGGAACTCCCATTTCAAGAAACTTCATTCGCCAATTCTTCACTATTCGAATACAGTCTTCATACATTGCTTCTTCATCTATAAAACATACTCGAAGCAATCGTTTGTCTATTTTTCCTTGTTGTAATAATTCCATAACAATTGAAGCAAGCACAAGACTATCTTTTCCGCCTGAGAAAGAGAGCCATATGACTCTCTTTCTGTTAAAAGTTTCTATAATCCTTTGCTTCGCGGCAGTAACCACATCAATTCCAAGACCACGTTTTACAACCATATTTTTTCTCCGCAATTAGGGCATATAACAAATTTTCTGTTCTCTACTGCTTCGTTTCTTGCTTCTTTCACACGTTCTTGAGTATCGGGAGTATAGCTTGCTACCTGTTCTATTTCCTCATCAGATACTTTCTGCGTAACATCGCTTGGTATATCCTGCATGGTACCCATAGAACCGCTTTCCGCTTCTTTCTCAACAGAACGTATTCCATACAAATCTTCAAGCGTATCGGCATCGTAGCCCGGCACTTCAAAATCACTGTCAATAGCAAGCTCTTTAAGTATGTTTTCAATAGCTGAATAGTTATCATTGCCAAGAGAATATATTTTGTTATCAGCGAGTAACAGTTTCTTCTTGTCCTTATCAGATAATCCATGCATAACTACTACATCAGCATCAGTACGGCCAAGCTCTCTAAGAGCTATAAAAAGACCGTGTCCTGCAAGAATTACGTTATCATCATCAATGACAATAGGACGTATTACATCAAATTTATTTATAGATTTCTTAAATTCCTCTATCTGTTTTTGATTGTGCTGTCTAGTATTTAAAGCATTCTCTTTAAGTTCTGAAAGTAATCTTTTTTCAAGCTCCATTATTTCATCCTCGCATTATATTTATTAGTTGCTACATCATCCACAGTTATATCATCACGAACACCCTCATGAGATTTCATGTAATCAAGCCAATACTGTGCATCATCCATGTTTACGGATGCATTAGGCTGAAAATAATAATCGTCAATATACTGAGCATCAATTCCTGTGTATTTAGAAATAATCTGCTTTGCTTCGTCTTGGTTATCATTAATCCAATCAGCCGCCTTAGCGATTCCATCAACAAACTTAGTCGCCTCAGTTGTATGTTCCTTTGCCCAAATAGAATTTAAAAGAATTTCACAAAACTGTCTTTCTCCAAAACTATCCACAGCGGTATAAAGCTGTCTGCATTTATCATCAACTCTAGCCATACCCGAATATGGTTGCATAAGTCCGATAGCATCTACAGTACCATTCAATAGAGCTTCTTTCTGCTCAGCAAATGGCAGAGATACGAATACAACATCATCTTCTGTCATCCCGTTCTTTTCAAGCTCCATAAGCCATGTGTAATGGAAAGATGACTTCACAAGATTTATAGCTATTTTCTTGCCCTTTAAATCTTTAATAGACTGTATATCCGAATCGGCACGAACATAGAATTCTTCAAGAGGTGCTTTTTCAAATGCGCTCTGAATATCAGCTACAGCAATTACCGGCATTCCTGCATTTACGGCATTGCAAAGAGCCATATTGGAAAGTAAGCATCCTTGTACATCACCGCTTGATACCATCTGAACTGCAGTAGCTCCACCTGCAACAGTATCTGTCAACTTAACATCAAGGTCGCCAAAAAATCCCTTTTCAAGTGCAACATATACAGGGTCATATACTTTAAGACCTACATATGACATTGATAACTTGGGTTCATCCTTTTTTTCAGTCTGTTCCTTAGTAACAGAACCGCATCCCGACAAGGACAGCGATATGATTGTGGCAAACACAAACATAATCATAATTAACATGATAGACGTTACCTTAAAACTTTTTGCTTTCATAAAAAATCATCCTTTCAACTTTTTTAATTAGTTTCTCTATTACCACATTGATTAAAAATCCTATCAATGCAATAACCAAAATATAAACATACATGTTCGGATATTGAAAAGCATTAGCACTCCATAAAACCATATATCCTAGTCCTTTAGTCGCTCCAAGCATTTCAGCAACTACTATAGCGATAAATCCGTTACTGAATGATATTTTTAATCCGTTTAAAATATCAAGTAATGATAACGGTATTTTTATATAAAAATACATCTGCCATTTTGTGGCGCCACAATTCCATCCTGCTTCTTCGATTTCCTTTTCAACTGAATCTAAACCTAACATAGTGGATGAAATTATAGGATAAATAGAGTTCCAAATAATAATCGATATTCTAGGCAAATCGCCTATTCCCATCAAAACAATGAAAAGCGGAAACAATGTTATAGACGGTATATTCTTCGTACAGTTTATTATAGGCATTATGATTGAATTTGCTAATTCGTTCATCGAACAAGCTACTGCGATAATAAAACCTAGTGCCAATGAAATCATTACACCTATAAAAACTATTTTTGCTGTGTATAAAGCATTTATATAAAATACCGAAGATGAAAAAATCGTAATCGCACTTGATAAAATATCGGTTACTTTGGGAAGTGACGGACTGTTCTTTATAATCCTGCATATCATATATGCTATCAAAACGATAAAAATGCTAAAAAACCTGTTTATTATTTTCTTTTTTTTCATTTTATACCTCTAATAACCTATATTATGTGCTTTATAACGGTTTTTGTCAACGATACTGTACCCATAGAAGCTTCCAAAATGACTTTACAGCCATTTATTGACAGTTCCCCATATCAACTACCATGTTAGACATTAAACCTGCCCTTAAAGTGATTTTTAGACATCTTTATATTTATAGCAAAAAAATAAGCTCCTTTCAGAGCTTATTGGAGTGATTTTAGGGATTAAATCCTGCAAGCTATTGTAATCTCATTTGAGATTCTAAGGGATGTTGCCTTCTGCAAGTCCTCCCGTTTGACTACTATCTGTTTGATTCTTGGATGGCTCTCTAAGGGATAGATTCCATTCTCATTTAAAAGTCTAATCTGTAATCCCTGTATTGAGATATTTCCATTCAAATCGCTTTTGTACTTTCTGATAATTTCTGTGTTTGTCATGATAGACCTCCTTATTGGGTTCATAGCTCTTGTTTCTATGTACAATATACCACTAACACCATTGTATGTCAATAAAAATTTTAAAATATTGCAATAAAAAAGCACGTAAGGTTTTTCACTCACGCACTTTTTTTAGGACCAGTATCATGTATACCCATTATATACTATGCTGAAATATTTTTAACCGTATTTTTGTTATGATTCAGATTCGTTATCATAATAGTATGTAGTAAATTCTTCCCGTTCCTCCACATCCTCACCATATCCGTCTATTAGACTTACTACCACATCCTGCAATCTATACCCAAAATCAGTTTTCAGACTTTCACAGAAATTCTTGATGATTTCATTCTTGATATTGTTGAGCGTATCGCCAAGCCCTAAATCACCCTCTATTTCTTGATTGTTCACCGCATTGTCAATAGTATTGTTAATCAACTCTTGCCAAGAATCCAACATAAAAACATCATCCTTTTTCAGATTTTCCCGATTGTAAATCTTGGGGTTGAAGTAGCTCACTCTTTTATTCCTCCTTATTGTGTTTCGTTCCATCGCCTTAAAAACCGTTCTTCCTTTTCTCTGAATTGTTCCCAATTTACACTCAGACCTAATTCCCTAGTACATTGAATTACATCGGTATATTCTTCATAAATAGCCTCGTCGATTTCTCTCATGTTCAATGGTGTGGGATTTTCACCACGTTCTTTTCTTGCTAGTTTCAAACATGCCTGTGCGAGTTCAGATGCTTCCTCTGCAAGCTGTTCCAACATTGCAGGTCTGCCTATTTTTTCAATCATGTATTTTTTCCTCCTGACGTTTGAAAGCAAGTTGTGCCGGAATTTCCGCAAACTCGTAACCCTCGCACTCTTTAATATGTGGGCGCTGTAAATGACCGTCAAAGCATTGTACGTGCTCTCGATCTTGCCATCTGCAAAATAAACATTTAGTAAAGTCTGTTGCGATCATTTTTTTAACCCCTCTAAAATTTCTGCAACAGGATACTTGCGACCTGTCTTTTCAACATTCTCAGCACGAGTTACAAGTGCATCTGTTTCGTTTACTATAACTACGTTATCTCCATACTTGGGTATATTAATAACAATATACTTTTTGCCCTCAAATATAATTTCATCACCGACATGGATTTCCTCATATTCCTTTATTTTTGTCATCGCTTCGGATGCAGACATCTTTGTCACAACAGTATAAAAATCTGTATTGCCAAATACATCAGAAAATATGTCGCTGTACAATAGCCTTTCCATCTTACCGACACACTCCCAAGCATCGTTTGAACCATTGTCGTATGCTTCTTTAACTTTTGCCGCAAACGTTCCATCATTGATGTTTCCGTCATTTATCCCACTTTTATAGCCTTTATCATATGCGGCTTCAATGCAAGTTAATACCTGTGTTTTAAGTCCTTCTAAATTACGTGTTCCGCTCATTCTTTCTCACTCCTATCAGCTTCTATGATTGTTGGTGCCATGTACCCACATACGGAATTAACTGTCCTTCCATCGCTAGATACTTTATAATCTGCATCTATCAACCGTCCGTGACCTTTTGGAAGGACAGTTCCGTTTTCAACATAAGACCTTAAACTTATAATGTCTTGATAAAGCAAACGATCATATTTTTCATCGGGTATATTAATAACTATCTGCATCCTGCACCTCACATCCTAAGTTTTCGATTACTCATCGAGCCATTTATAAACCAACACCTTAGCCATTTATCCCAACCATATGTGTAAGGATAATTAGACCAATATCTATTTATCATCTTCCAGTATTTCATTCCTTATCCTCGCTTTCTTATTAATTTTGAATAAACCATTCTGCCAGTACTGCCAAAATAGCTCCTAAAATCATAGCTCCAAAAACGCATATACATCCCGCTATTATTTCATTCATTTATTTCCCTTACTTTCTACCTTGTCTTTTAACATTTCCAAAAATGTATTTGTTCCATCTTCATCAACCTCACCACACATGAAATCGTCAAACACTGACATTACATCATCAATGGATATATACCCTGTCTTTGGCTGTGGTGTGACTGGTGGCAAGGATTTAACAGCTTTCTTAATTCTGCTTGAAGTCAAGTTATACTCATTTTCCCGTATACAGTTTTCCGCTATCGCATCAAGCACCGCCTGTCGACTTACAGCATTATCACAAGACTCTTTCGGAATTACCTGTACTGTTACCTTTTTCATTTCTTCTTCGAATTTCTTTATTTCATCATCGGATAATTCTTTTATTTTCACTACACAAGGCTCTTGCTCTAGTGCTTTGATTTTTTCTTCAAGTCTAATGTTTCTTTCGTGTTCTACTTCATAACTTTCTTTCCACAATTCATAAGAGTTGTCCTGTAATTCTTCGATAGCACCCTTGCAAGCATCTATAGTTGTTTTATCCATGTCGTTTCTTGGCTTTGTAATTGGCTCTCCCGTTAATGGGTCGGATAAAAACATGTCTATCGTAAACTGTAAACCTTGTATAATTTCTTCTCTTGTCATTCCGTCACCTCACTGATTTGGATTAATACATTCCCTATATAATCTATTTTGATTTAAAGGCTGAAACTGTCTTGTAAAATTATCATGTTGCTTCATTGTCATAAGTCCATGCAGCATTTCTTTTGCAACCGTTCTGCTGACATTAAACTCTTTTTGGAGCAAATCGACCCATTCTCTATTTGTCATTTCGTTATCTCACTATCTAATTTGTACTTGTCTATAATTTCCTCAATTCTGTCTACTATGTAATAATCACAAGTACCTCTATTCGGTGAATTTATTTCTTTTTCTATCTTATCAAGAATAGACTCTTGCTCTAGTGCTTTGATTGCATTCTCTATGGCATAGTATTCAGGTAAAGGATGCCTCTCAAATCCCTCACCTTCAATATATTCCTCTTTCATTCCTTCGAGATATGTAATGGATAATTCACGTTCTTCTCTTGTCATTTCTCTACTACCTCGTTTCTACTTCCGCAGTTCGGACACCAATCAATCTTGCCTAGTGGGTACTGTGCAATAAAATGTATTACTTCACATCTAGAACACTTTAATTTATCTTTGTCTACTCTTATCCAGTGTCCTGTTCTTGATTTAAACTCTTTCAGTTCCATAAGCCACTTAGCAAGTTGTCTGTGTTCTTTGGCACATTCTTTCCAGCGTGGCTGTGAAAAATTAAAATCATCATTAACCTTGCAGAGTTTCTCTTGTTCTTCTGCTACTTCCTCTGCATGTGTTATAGCTTCGTCAAGAGTCATTTCTTCATCTCCTTAATCAATTGATAATGGCATAGCCTTAAAACCTCACAGAATCGCTTTATGGGCATTTTCAATGCCTGCCTATAAAAATATATAGGCAATAATCAAAAGTGTCTTAAATCGCCTCTTGGTGCGATATAAAGACTATTATGCTACAGTCACTTGAAATGTAAAAATATTCAACCTCGCTTTCGGCATAAATCGGCGCAAGATATACCTTGCACATATTTTCAGAAAAAGTCGGGGCAAATGCAAACTCTGCTCGGACTTGATTGTTTAGCTCATCCCAATCAGCTGATGGGCTATCCTTTAAAATCTGCCACACTTCATCATAATCGGATACTTTATATACTAGGACTGCTCTCTTATCATTACTCCACATATTTATGAAATCGTTTAATGTCATAGAATCAACCTCACTTATTAATCTTCACATTCTCTCTGTGTTCCCATGCCTCGCAGGAATCATCGGGCTGTCGCTCTTTTGAAAAATACTCTGTTCCGAAATTTACACAGCACCCATCGTAATAACTTTGGCAAGTAATGCACTCTTTTTTGTCGCAAATATTCAATGCCTTGCAACTGTGGCACTTGATTTCGATGTCATGCAATTTGTCTTTGCCTGTGTACTTAAAAAGTTTGTTCCTGCACTTTCCACATCTCACCCATTCGTATGCTCTTATCATTACATATTGCATATCAAAGCCTCCTTTATGCTCTTATCGCTGTTATCGTTTAATAATTTCCTGCAAGCAATAAATACTGCGTGCTCTCCGAATACCTGCTTTCCTACTTCACTAAACTCAGACTTAAATTCTCTAGTGAGACTATATCCGTAACCTCTCCTGTACTTGCCTTTTGGAAACTTACTGTACCAGTCGAATCCTATTACTCTAAAAAATGCGGTGTGGCAAAGCGGAAAGCTCATTCGTCGCAGGTCTATAGGCTTGTCGCTTGACTTGATTTTGACTGCAAGCATATCGGCATCCCTGTCGCCTGCATATCCCTGTACTGCATAGAGATTGAATTTGTATCCTTGTTTTTCTAACTCTGTGATTGCACCTATCAATTTTCCGTTAGCCTTGATTATCTGCTCTGATGTGTAGTTGCACTCTGCTGTCATATCATAATAGACATCGATAACCTTGCACTTAATAGGCTTCATGGTCATATTAACCATGCTATTAGGAATACCCATCATTGCAAGCGGTACTACTGGGAAAAAACCCTGCACTTCGTTCTGAAATGTGATTCTTTTCGTCTCTCCTGTTGCCTTGACTTTTGACAGACCTTTAAGCTGTTCAACTATAGGCTGATATCCATTTCTTAGAAAATCAAGGGCTTCGTCATAGGATTTTACCCCGTGCCACTCATCTATCGGATAATGTTGCATATCATTAAAGCAGGAATCTGTTATCTGTCTTGTATTGCAAGAATCGACTACTTCCATCGCAGACTTGAATGTTTCAATATTGATTTTGTACTTCTTGTGATTCCTAGTGCTGATTATCTTTGTACTTACTGTGCTCATTATTGGCATCCTCCTAACTGTAAAGAATTATCGCTCTTGTATTATATTAACATATCTGTTAAGATATGTCAATATAATTGTGAGCTTTTTTATAATCATGCTACCATCCTTTTAATGGCATCCCTGTACTGATTATGCTTGGTAAGACCTTGATAAATCATGTTGATGTCATCCTTTTCCAATCCCTTGATTAAGCAAGTCTCAAGGGCTTCGTCGATGCTTAAAAGCTGTAGCATTTTTGCAAGTCTGCCTATAGCTCTGTAAGAAATAATGATGGAAATTCCTGCCTTGTCAGCACTATGTCTAAAATCTCGGCAGAAGTCGGCAAGCTCAATGTCATTACCTGCAACTGAATTTTCAATGGCAGGGCTGTAGTCGATTCGTACTATCGCAAATCTGTCAAGGCTTGCTCCGTCAAGCTGATTTCTGCCTACATACTCATAGTCGGCTCCATGACCTGTGGTATTACCTGCGGCGATTACTCTAAAATCGGGATGTGCTTCCACATATCCTATCGGTGCAGGAAAATCAAAGTATCTGTTAGCGATTGCGGCATTAAGGATGACTAAAACTTCGGGGATAGATGCATCCATTTCGTCGAGCATGAATACTCCACCCTGCGTAAAAGCCTTATAAAACTGTGTCTCATGAAATGTTCCATTTGCATCGGTAAAACCTGTGAGCTTGTATTCCTGCGTTACTGCATTTGTGAAGTAGAATTTCAGACCTAATGCTTCGGCAACTTGCTTGCAGATTACATTCTTACCCGAACCTGCTGGACCTGTAAGGAATACTGGCTCATCATTTGCCACAAACTTCAAGACTGTCTCAAATTTTTCGTGCTGTATTCCCTGCATCGGAACCTTTTTCCCATCGATTACTGTAGTAACCTTGCGCTCTATTGTTCCATACTCGGATTTTATAAAATCCCTAACTCTTGTCTCGACTGAATCCATGATGGATTTTTCAATCTCGTCAACCTTTGTTCTCGCTAAAAGCTCAGTTACCACATTCTCTAAGATTCCAAGTCCTGCGGTTGCCTGCTGTTCAAGATTTGTTGTAGACTGTGGTACAACTGTTGGTGCAGGAACTGTTGTGTCTGATACATACGCTTCCATACAATTAGTTAAGCAATTATTGATTTTTGATGCTTCGGGATTTTCTTTTACCCAAGTTCTTATATGATTCTTTAAAGTAGCAACTTCATCATTGGCTCTTGTTAAAGCCTCGTCTACCACTCTCTGATTCTGTTCGTTATTTGACCTGCAAGCTGTTCCTGCCTGCATATTGTAGAACTTAATAATCATTACAAGAGTTTCGGAATTGTGCTTCATAGTGTGACCTCCTATTTCATAAATGGGTTCTTTGTTTCATCTGTCTGTATTGTACATCATACGCAATACTATGTCAATAAAAACTTTGATTATTTTATAAATAAATCTACGTGGCTATTTCTGAAAGTTGATGTTCTTCCATCCTCAAAGTGCAGGACTAAATATTCGTGATGCTCATCGATTCCATCTGCATCAGTCATAGACTCGATTTCCTGCGCCTCATCGCCACCCTCGATAATGTCATAGGATGTCACACCCTTATATTCAACTTCGATTTCTCCGCCTCTTGTATCGGGGTCATATTTGCTATATTCAGAAATGTAAAGCTTAAATGTAGCCTTTGTAAAATCGTTGAATAATGATGATGTGTAACTTCTTTTCATGGTTGACCTCCTTAATGGGTTCGCTAACTTTTTAACTGTCTTAATTGTAACTCACCCATTAAGATATGTCAATATATTTTTTAAATATTTTTACTTCGGTCACACATTTTTATTTCCTCAGCATTATCTGCAGTTGTAGGTTTTGTGTATCTGAAAAAATCCTCCATGGCTTCTTGCATCCCACACTCATCACATATCATAGTTTTGTTATCCCGCCTTGACAGAGCTAACAACCTGTCGACTCTCCTGCCACATCTAGGGCATTTAACTTTCTGTTTCTGCATCCTTATTATCCTCCTCAGTAATCAACTCGATTTCCACTTTGTTCACATCCTCTGAATCATCATCGCTGAGTCCGTCCTTGCCATTGATGCGATGTCTAAGCATTGTATTCACAAAACTTGTCATTCTGTCATACTCAGCCCCATCAAACTCGAAACGGATTTTCTGATACCTTGCATTAATTGTTACTCTGTACTTCATCATTTGTTCCTCCATTAAATTAAACTTTTGTATATATCATAAGCGGCTAGAAACTTGTCCTGCCAATCAAGGCTTTGGGTTTCTATTCCGTATGCTATCGCATCTTGTATCCATGCCCTCATCCATATCTCAGCTTCTTCCTTATCACAGCTCATCGTTAACTCTATGAATGTACTATCCGCATCTTCATAATCGCTACCATTGCGAATATTGGGATGCTTCTGTAGAATCTGAGCTTCATATTCCTGCCATTTACTTTCGTCTATAAGTCGGGATTTTTCCTTTGCCCACATTGCTATATCGGCCTTAGTGAAATCGTATGCTGTCATGCCTCAACCTCCTGCAAAGAATAAACCTTGCCATTATTTTCTTCGGCAAACTTCTCTGCCTGCCATCTTCTTATGAAAAACTTAATCTGCATCGCTTTCCCGTCTTGAAAATTAAACTCTACCATGTATTTAGTAGGATACTCGTAATTATTAATCATCTTCATTTGTGACCTCCTATATGGGTTCTGCTTTCTTTAACTGTCTCTATTGTACTGCTTATGACTATATATGTCAATACTTTTTAGAAAATATTTACAAACAAAAAAAGGACTCTTACGAGTCCTTTTTACAATCATCTTCATTGGTTTCACATGGTAATGGTTCGCAATCGATTCCGTAGCACTCAAAAGCTCCGCAATTATTATCATCCTCATTCCAATATTTGCATTCGTCACAGCTAATCATGAAAATCTCCAAACCTATACTGCTTCATTCCATCATTTATCAAGTCATTAGCGTAATCAGTATATTTAAGATTCAGATAAAAAACCCCTCTGTTATTACGCCCCTTATCTGGCACCTTATTGCCTATGTCTCGGAAAAACTTTTTTGATGACATTTCATACTCGTTATTAGTTTTAGCCCATTTGCTATAAAGTCTGAATAAATCGCTTGCCATTATCCTTTCGGATGCGGTATAGTCTATCACTAAGCATTGTTCCATGAAACTAGCAAGCAAATCCATTTCGACTTTATACTCTTTGATTGCATCCTGCACACATTCGGGTTCGGTGATTCCTTCTTTCTGCCATTTGATGCATCCCTCAACTGCCCATCTGAGTATCTGTGGAAACTCTTTTCTGAGCTTGTACTTAAGCGTTTTATCAACTTTTTCTTTTGGTATGTTAACCTCAAAAGGTATCAGCTTTATTCGTCTCCATATACCTAAGTCTGTGCCTCTGACTATAGGTTTATGATTCGTCGCAACCCATATCTTGAATTCGGGGGTGTACTCAAATTCCTCTCCGTATAAGAATCTGCAAGTCACCTTACTTCCGCCTGTTAACTGTTTCAGCAATCCCTCATTAAGTCGCACACCCTCTGTCGGTTCTTCGCAAGTTACAAACCTTGATGACTTCAATCGGGCTATATCTGAGCTTGCACCACCATCACCCCATTTACGCATCATGACTGTTTCGGGCTGTGTATTCGATGCATAATTACCTATCAAATCAGCTATCGTATCAAGAAAAGTTGACTTACCATTATTCCCCATTCCGTAGAGGAAATATGCACATTGTTCTCGATTTGAACCCGATATAGAATAACCTACACACTTTTGAATATAGTCTTGCAATTCCTTATTATGATTCGTCACATCATCAAGGAATCTCAGCCACATGGTAGGCTTTTTCGCTGATGTATCATACTCAGATATGCAAATCTTCGACATCATGTAAGATGCATCGTGCTTAATAAGCTCTCCATTCCTCAGATTAACTATTCCGTTCTGACAGTTGATGTAGTCGGTATATCTGTCAAAATCATCGGGCGATGCAGGAATTCCGTTAAGGTGTTGAGCCTCTTTAATCATGTTTTCTTTGCCCTTGCTTGATGCGGTTCTGTTAGCCCATTTCAGCATATCAGCTTGCGTCTTTTCATCCTGCTCCATGAAAGCTTCACGCTTTATATCTTCGCAAATCACATCTGCAAGTTTCTTTACCTCGCCTGTTTCATCGGTTCGCCATTGCTTTCCATCCCAATAGAACCACTTTTTTCGATTGTATGAATATCTGAGTACGTTTCCAAACTTATCTACAAGCCTGTGAGCATTACCCGTATCAGTCATATCGTAAAACTTTTTCTGTTCTCCTGCCCCTCCTACCTTTCCATCTCGGAATAATGCAAGTGCAAGGTCTTTGTCATCAGAATATCGTCTAGGTTCATACACATCTATGCAATTAGCAATCGCCTTACTTATAGTCATGTATCCATAAGTCTGACCGCCTCGGTTCTTATCCCATTTCTCTCGCATAAGCCCCGATGACCTAAATATTCTATCCATCTGCTGTGCATTTTTCTGTGTCCAAAATGCAAGCTGATTACATAAGGTCAAATCAGCTTCGCTCTGACTAGGATATAAGCCCTCCCAATTACCTTCATATAAAGCCTTGAATAAATAGCCTGTCCTGCAATTCATCGCCTTATCCAAGACTTCTTGGTCGCCTATCTCTATCGGTTCAAATCTGCGTGGCTCGTATTTCAAGGTATCAGACGGAAGATATTTATTGTGCAAAACCTTTATAGGCTCGGTACAATCTGCTATCTGAGTATATTTAGGGTTGTAGATATTTCCTGTGCAAATGAAGTATCTACCCTGCGAGTACATTTCAACTCCGCCTTTTCGTCTTGCTCCGCTAGGAAGTTCACCCTTGCAGATTATGTGGATTCCATTTCCGCTCTTTGAGATTTCAGCATAACTCTGCAAAGTTTCCACAAACTCATCCACAAACTCTTGATTGTCAAGGCAATGGTCAAGGTCTACTCCGAAGTAACCATTCGCAAACATGAATCCTACTCCGTCAAAACCGTATCTTCCACAAGCATTTACTGCATCATCAATCATGCCCCATGTACTAGGGTTGTTGCTCATAGCATTGCCACCTGTATGCGGATTTTTAGGCACTTTCTCATCCCCTGCCCAACATACCCATTGTGGAAGTGCTTTTATTTCGTCGGGAATATTTTCAATCTTCGTTTTCATCTTCACTCTCCAAAGCATCAAGTTTACCCGAGAGAACCAATGCTGTAGCTTCACATATTATCGAAAACTTAATCATTTCTAAGTCATCAAAAGATATGTTATTTTTATTTCCTCTTTGTCCTGCATCCTTTTGAGTAGTAAGCTGAATCAAATCGTATACATACTCCTTTAATGCAGGAATGTTGGCTTTTTGTCCATGAGTCATTAAGAATGACCACATGGTATCTTTTAAAACATCGGCTGGGTTTTTATCCATCACTTACTCCCTTTTACTCTCTGTATCTCTGATTCAGTCACGAACCATCGATTTGATACATCGTACTTGGATGCCTTGAGTTTCCCTGTCTTTACCCATTCCCTAACTGTTCTGATTTTGAGTCCGAGAATCTCGGCTACCTGTTTAAGACTATAATTCTTCTCCATATGTTCTCCTTTCAAAAATTGATTTTAAAGTGGGGTATATCCAATATAAAATATATGTCAATAAATGTCAAGTTATGGATATATCAAATTTGTTCATATCCTAATTTCTTGTAATAACCTGCTCTTTTCTTCCACCAACCTATATACATACTAAACCTTGCATCCACAAAGTCGATTACTGTTCCATACTCCTTTCCGTCTGCTTTCCTGCCTACTCGTCCTGCTGACTGCATCACTATAGTCGAATCCTTTTCGGGAGTGGCAAAAACCACATATCTGAGATTAGGAACATCTAAGCCCTCTTTAGCAAGTTGGTATGTAGCAAAGATGCAATCTATTTCTCCGTTATCAAGTTTTTTCAGAGCATCCTTTCGTTCTTGTTTTGCCACCTTATTATTCCCCAAAGATGATAAGCAAATAGCTCTGCCCTTGTAACTGTCACATAACCTCTGCAAGTATTCCACTCTGTTTGCAAGGACCATAGTCGCACCCTTACCAGTTAAGTTATTAATTTCCTGCATGATTCCATTAAATCGCTTTTCGTTTCCAGTAAGGTCTTTCACAAGGTTTGCATAATTAATTGTACCATCCCCTGCGAGTGCTACCGAGTAATCGGGTTCGTATTCAGTTTCGATGCATCGCACTTTCACAGGGCAGGTAGTATGTGCCACCTCGTCTTTAGTAACTTCATGAATGATACTGCCTAATAGCGTGTACATCGATTTTTCTAGTCCATCTGCTCTATGCGGTGTAGCTGTTAGACCGATTTTATATCTTGCACTAAGGCTTGACACTACCTTGTAAAACTGAGTAACTCTTGTAGGAGTTCCTGCACAGTGCTGACATTCATCGACTATGATAATATCCCATGTATCTCGATACTGTGCAAGGTCAAGTTTTGCCATAGTTTGAATCGTAGCAAAAGTGATTCCATTCGATATATTGACTTTACCGCTGGTAATCGTTCCATAAGCTGACTTATCGTTATCAAAAACTGACATAGCTCTGTCTTTTGACTGATTCAGTAAATCAGCGGTGTGGGTTAGCCATAATGCCCTGCCCTTTAATCGTGCTATGATTTCAAGCCCACATTGAGTTTTACCGCTACCACAAGGCATTACAAGTATGCCATTTTTGCGCTTTAAAGCCTCATTTACTGCCCTTTGCTGATAATCATAAAGATTTATACTGCTGATGTATTTAAATGGCTTAAATGGGGCAATTTTGAGTGAATAAGAGGCACTTGGGAACATATGATAGACTTGTTGCAAGCATCCAAAGGGTAAAATTAAATCCCTACCGATTTTTTGGTAGAGATTTATTTTCGCAGGAATATTGCCTGTCCACTTTCCCATCTGTAATTTCTTGTAATAATCGGGGTTATCGATACTTAGGTTTTCTTTGGCCCATTGAATCATATTGGGCGATGCATCTTTCACAGTTAGGTCTTTTCCAACTTCAATAATCATATCAACCTCCTATAACAGCCCTTATGGGATTCGAACCCATGAATTGAAGAATCAAAATCTCCTGCCTTACCTCTTGGCGAAAGGGCTATATGCACATCACCTTGGCAAGTCGATGATGTGCAATTAACTAAAAACTAAAATCAAAATAATTTTAGTTTTGAGTTGTTGATTTTAGTTTCGTAACCATCGCATTTTAGTTTCTCTGAATATTGCAAATGTCCATCATAGCATTGTGCCTTGTCCTTATCCTGCCATTTGCAATTATCACATAGCCTGCATGATTTCTCTTGCTTTTCTTGCATTGTACTCTTGTTGATACTCCTGTATACGCTCTTTATTCTTCCTGCGCCATTCTTTTAAATATTCAAGTCGCTTTTCTCGATTATCCTCTTTATCGTACCATTTTTTGTAATACTTGCTATTTTTCGTTGCCATGCTGTTCCTTTTCATCCTTACTATGAGTATGTGGCGCATATCCTACATATTCACTATTCGGGTCATAGTAAGCCTTGACTACGTTTCCGTTAGAAAGTATGAACATATCTCTAGCCCCGCTTATTCGGGTAATGTGTACTGGTTTAGGATTTACCGCAATCAATCCTTTTCGGCTTTTAATTACCTTGATTGATTCACCACATATTCTGCATTTCGTTTCCATCATTCAATCTCACTTTTTTCATCTGTTTAAGATGTGAATATGAAATCAGATAAATTTTGTCATTGTGTAAAACTGCTATTCTTGGTTCCGTATTCCCACAAGCTAGCCATTTTTCAAATGCCATTATCTGATTATCTTCAAGCCTGCTAATATTGAAAGTATCTGCTACACAAGTTTTGCAATCATAGGCTGTTGCCTCACCTGCTTTCACAGCTATTATGTCAAAAGGTTGGGCGCCTCGGTTATCGGGTGATAAAAAGTGAACCCAATAACCTCGGCTTGCAAGTAGCTGACAGAATTGTTTTTCAAATTCAGTGCCTAGCTTCTTGTTATTCATTTTTTAGATTCTTCAACCTCTTAGAATGGAATACCCATGTCATCAGATGCACTTGCAAAGTCGGTAGGCTGTGGTACTGATGCTGTTCCCTGCCATGCAGGTAAATCGGACTGTCTGTTAACTGGGATAAAATATCCTACCTTTGCATTGGTGTTCCCATTATATTCTTCCTGCTTAATGGTACAAGCACCTACCTTACCTATCCAATTCTGCATATTAAAATCGCCCTCGGGAATGTCCTTGAATGAATCAAAGAACTGAGTCAACATTCTGTTGGTGATTTCGGGCTTATCATCAAGGAATGTGATGTAGTTGAACACACTCTCGTTAGGGTATCCGTTAACCTCAAATTCGAGCTTCAACATATCGTTGCCCTTGGCTGATGTAGCCTTTTCTGCACTCTTGATTCTGATACGGTGCTTACCTTCGGGAATATGAGTTGTATAACCCGAACTTTCTTCTCTGCTATAACTCCATGCCATTCTTATGTTCCTCCTTGTAATAGTATCTTCCCGATATTTAAGTCGGGAAGATTTTGTTTAGTTTTTTGGGGTGATATGTATATATTACTATAAATGTAATATCTTGTCAATATTTTTTATGATTTTTCTTTGTTCTCTACGGGTTTCTCAACTTCCTTGTCTCTGCCCTTTTTAATAATAAAATCCTGCACCTTACAACCCTTGCGTGAATCTACTTGATTCTTAGCATAGATGTTCTGAGTGGCTTCAAGCAAGATTCCATGCTTACCCTCTTTGTTAATCATTATCTTGCCTACTATATCGCAAAGTCCACAGATATTATCCACAATCTTCGCACTTATTTTCGGTACCAATCGGGTATAGCCTGTTCCATCGGGCATGGTAAACTGAGCATTATCTTCCCATGCGGTCCATATGATATTTACTCCCCATGATTTCATATAGCGTAAGCTGTTTACTAACTTAAACTGCATATACTGATAGTCACCCATCGCAGGCACACCCTTGTTCTTGCCCTTTGCACCTAAGTCACTAAGGATACATCTTTCAAGCTCGGAAATATTATCAACCGCTACTGTGCGAATATCATTCTTTTTCAGAAAATCGGGGGTTATTGCCACTAGGGTATCAGTCCAATTCTGAAAAGTATCAATGTTATCGATTTCCTGTATAAATAACTTGGATGTGTCCTTCACAATCTCACCCTTATTCAAGGTTCTTGTGATAGTCCTGTCTACATCAAGGACTAAAGTGTTGCCCTCAGATGCTTCGGCTATAAGTCCTATAGCTGTCGACTTGCCTACTCCGGGCGGGCAATAGAACAGTGCTGTGTAAGGCAAATCTTTCGTGTTATTCAGTTTCTTTAACTGTAATTCCATTAGTTACCTCCGTTCTTTTCTTTCAAACTCAATGTAATCGGCATCTTTATCATAGTGTAGGCAAATGCTTGAATACTCACATCGCCTGCCCCATATATTGCACCATCCGCAGTTGCGGTATAGCTTATCGGGGTTATTTTGAACCTCTGCGATTTCCTCACAGATATTCATTATATCCCACTTAAACTGTTTAACTTCTTCATCGGTTCGACTTAAAATCAGCAACCGTATTTTTGAATCGGTATCTTCGTCATACCACTCTACCATTCGATTAAAAAATTCCTCATCAGACTCACCTTTTTTCTGTCTGATAGTCGGTTTCCTGCATACTGTGTAATAGATTTCCCTTGCACCTGTCATGAGCATATATGCAAGCATCTGTTCATCCCATTGCAAGTTATACTCATAAGCCTCAGTAATTTCCATACTTGTAGTCTTGTGTTCTACAAGCCTGCCATCCTCTGCGATTCCATCAACCCTGCCGAATAACTCATCTTGGGGAGTAAGCGGATATGATACCCACTCCTCAGCGGATTTTACTTTGACTTTAGGATAGATGTACTTAGCGTAAGCTGTTGCCATCGCTAATTCTTTTGAGTAAGGTTCTCCACACTCATCAAGATTCCCGTGATTATTTAGCCATTCGATAAGTTCGTGATAATTTGAACCTGTCTGCAATGCATCAGCTTTCTGTATCGGCTCTAATCCCTCAATATATCGGAAGTAATAAGACCTCCTGCAAGCCTTAAAACATTTTATCTGTGATATGCTGAATCTCATTTCTGTTCCCTCAGTTTATCGATTAACTCCTGTGCTTTATCAAGTAACTTATCGAGCTTATCATTCTCCACAGTATCATCATCTTGGGAATTATCCTCAAAAATCGTTGATACATTTTCAAGCATGAAATTCTTAAACACTTCTGCTAATACTTCATCACGTTCTTTTAATGCGTTATAAAAAACCCTATTACTACTCATTAAATCGGCAATTAACTCTGACAGCTTTCCTGCCATTGTTACGTCTATCTCACCTTCAATACACTTAATTAGCAACATCTTCGTTTCCTCCTCCTATAACCAATCTGATTTTCTCAACAGTTACCTTTGATGGACTCTGCTGTTCCGTCTCAATGCTGTTTACAGTCTGCAAAGAGATTCCACATCTCTTTGCAAGTTCCGACTGTGAAATTCGTTCCTTTGCTCTGTACTTAATCATTTCCTGTGATAAACTCATTGTTAACCTCCTGTTAATAATTTATTGTGCAATGCTGTCAAGTATGTACTTGATTACATAATGCTACCTTTGTATTACTTTGTATTAATGCTTCCTGCAATTCACAGCACTTGATGCCTGTCTCAGTGATGATAGGATTCTGTGACCACATTCTCCACCCTGACATTCTTGATGAAATACTCCTATTTACTATGCGTAAATTATCAAGATTATCATTCGCTTTATTACCATCGAGATGTATTATTATTGACCCCTTGGGGCATTCTAACAAATGCTGTGTTAAGGGAATCCACCCCTCACATCCCTTGCCTACCTTTATCCAATTATGTCCTCTGCCTCGTTTTTGAATAGTGCCTATAGGTACATTCTCATGTTTTCCATTGTTTAAACAAGCCTCTCGCCATCGCTTTTTGGTGACCTTTAAACCTAAGTCGGTACATCGAGATTTAAAACTTTGGATTGTATGCCTATCACCAAACTTCTCAGAAAGCCTTTTAAGCGATTCTTCTGCCCCAAGCATAGAATAGTTAGCCTTTATCCATTCGTCCTCTTCTGGGGTATATCTGGAGTGCGATATACCCTTATAATTAAGCCTTGCTCGTTTAGTCTTGAAAGCTGAAAGCGAACATCTTTTCCCAAAAATTCTTATAAAAGCCTTATATTCATCTTCCACGCTCATATCAGTGTGCGCTAGTATCCATTCTTTTTCAGCTTCGGTATATCTAATCCTTTGTGACATATTTCTCACCTGCTATCAACTTGTATGCGTATGCATGTTTGAGGCACTTACTCTGTGCCATGAGCTTTTCAGTTCTGAGAATCAAGTCACCATTCTGTATCATCTGCTTTCCAAGATTAACTATAAGCTGTGACTGCTCATTTTCTACTTGTCTTTCTTCTGGAGTCATATTCTCCCGAAGCGTAACTGTTATTCTGTCTCCTAATACTGCCTGTAATTCAATCAATGTCATTTTGCTGTCCTCTTTCTTTCTTGATTAATAATCACATGGGAATACTGCCCTGTATTGCCTTATTGGTTCTGCATCAAAATCTACTACATTCATCAGATGTTCTTTGATTATGGAAATATCTTCATCTGAAAGGCTTGTAGTATTTCCCTCTGCATCGTGGTTAGCAAAAATTAGATTGCCTACTAACATGGGATTTCCTGCGCTATCCATAGCACTTACTATAGGATGTTCTGCGAATAATCCTATGTCATCTACAAAGATGTCAAAGTATCTTCCTCCAACCTTTCTGTAGGCTATATCAAAGCAATTACATCTTAAATGCTTGTAATAATTGTCAAGCTCGTTACACTCAACTTCCTTGACTTGGTTATCGAATACATCTACTAAAAGTAATCTTGCCATGTCCTTACCTCACTTTCTTACTACTAATGCTTCAATATAAAACTGGTTGATTATTTCCTGCTCGGCATCGGTCAACCCGAAGACCTCGAAATATTCATAGTCGTAGCAAATATCGACCTGCACCTCACCATCTTCGTATAAGGTATGCATGGTATCGCCTACATAGTTTCGGGTGAAATAGATTCCGAACCTTGCATTGTTGATGTTCGCCTTGATGATTTCCTTGATTTTGTTAAGTTTGTTCATGATATGACCTCCTTGGATTCAATTGATTATTAACTGTCTCTACTGTAACATACCTGCTATGCTATGTCAATATTTTTTATTAAAAATTGTTAGGCTATGCCTAATAGATTTTTAAGATACTTGGTATCTGCGGGGCACCAGTCGAATATCGATTTTCTTTAACATCTATATACTGCGTAAAGAATCTGATTAACTTCTTCCATATCCTTGAAGTTATAGTTTTCAACTCCCTTGGAAAATTCCTCAGAGATTCTTTCTGTTCCTATAACCTTACCTGCTACTGTGATTCTTGTATCGATTCTTGTCATGATTGACCTCCTTAATTGATTGGGTTCTCTTTTTCTATCTGTATATAGCGTACCTCATACAAGATAATATGTCAATACTTTTCTGAAATATTTTTCAATTATTATAACCGATGCCCTTAAATCCGTAATCTCCTATCTTGATATGAGCGTGGTCTGCCTCCACAGCCTTGTTATAGTCCTTACGTTTGCGTTCTTCGGATTTGCACTTCATACAGATGCAATCAGTATTGAACATACTCATAGTTCGTCCTGCATCAAGTGACCCTCCGCATCTGTCGCAAGTTTTCTGTGTGAAAAATCTATCCATGGCTGACCTCCTTAATTAAACTTACTGCATCTGTTACCTTACTTTCTGCCTGCCCATTTTCAAATATCAATTTGTTAATCTCTTCAATGCCTTTTGATATATCCTCACTTATAGGATAATTTTCAGCATCTTTTGCATTTGTTACCGTTTTTATGGGATAATTCTTCATATTATTTAATGGACTTATAGACTCAAGATATTCCGTCAATGTCATACCAGCTTCTTCTGCTTCTTTAGACCACTGCTCTGTCTTTTCCTTAATTTTATCTCGATTGAATATCGTATACATCCATTGCTCTTCAGGGGTCAATTTTTTTTCAAAAATATTATCTGTCATATTTATTCCTCACTTTCTGCCACGATATAATATCTCTCCGTGGTAGTTTCACAATCGAGAACTAATACAAATCCTGCATCTTCAAGCGCTTTAACCACCTTGTTATAATAATCTTCCGACTTTCTTACAGTTAATTCTGCTAATTTCTTATTCATCTCCGTGTTTCCTCACTTTCCTGCGGCTCCTGTATTTTTATTCCGCAAAACGGACAGAACTTTGGTACTTCATTTCTATACCATTCTCGACTGTCAATTAAATCCTCAATTCCTTTTTCACACACAGAACACTTATCATCAATCCAATCCCTATCTTTGGCTTTGGCTGTTGCTCTAAATGCTCTACCAACTTTTTTCTTAATTCCCTTACCGCCTGTCTCGCCTATTCAAGCGTCATTTCATCAGAAGGCACATCGTACCAATCTTTATTTGCCCGTTTGTTCATTCCTTATCCCTCATTTTCTGCTTTGTAAGGCTGTGGTAACTCACGCCACGCTATGATTTCATCTGTGATAGGCTTTAATTGATATATCTGTTCCCAATACCTACTATGCGTATATCTTGCAACCAACATATCCCCATATTCATTTTGCACAAGATAATACTTTGCGACATCCCCGTCATACTCGTCTACTTTTGGCAATCTCTTACTGCACGGAATCCACTTATTACCATCATCAAAAAAGTCACAACCTTTTCCCTCAAGACTTTTTCTCCAACCACACATTTCGACGTGCTCACAATAATCACATTTATT